CGCCGCGCGCGAAGAGCGTTGCGAGGTCGGCATCGCGCGGCGCCGTGGCCATGCCCGCGATCGCCCCGACCCGCTCGCCGAAGCCGCCCACCGCGCGCCAGGCGCGCCGGGCCGGCTTCGTGATGGCCCGGCCCAGGCCCTTCGCCAGCGGGCCGGCGGGGGCGGCCTTGTCGAGGCCGTATTCGCGGCGGAAGCGGGCCTCGAACTCGGGCGTCATGCGCGGGAGCGTGGCCGCGGCTCCGACGCCGCCGATCGCAGCACCGCCGAGGGCGGTGAGGCCCGCACGCAGGGCGCGGACCTTGGCGTTGCCCTTGATGGCCGAGCGGCGGGCCTCCTGGCGGAGCGCGCCGATCGCGCTTTTCAGATCGCGCCGGATCTCCTGCACGGCGGCCTTCGTGGGGCCCTCGAGCGGCGACTTCGGGCCCTTCAGGTAGCCATCTCGAATGCGGTCATGCAGTTCCATGGCTGCGCGCCCGTCTTCGCGGGTCAGGCGCCGCCCGTCCCCTCCGGTGCGGGCGTTCATGAAGGACATCATTTCGTCCTGAGCGGCCTCGAACGCGCGATTGGTGTGCTGCTGCTGTCGGCCGATCGTGGCGGCGAACGTCGCGTTGCTCCGCAGGCGCCGAATCTCTTTCACCGCATCCTGCACACCCGCGTCGCGGTGCCGGTAGGGGCGCAGCGCACCGGCCGCGGCACCGATCGCGGCACCTGCCGCCATCCCCGTGTTCCAGCGCGCCTCCGCCGCCTTCTTGCGCTGCTCGTACTCCGCATCGGAGAGCGGCGAGCCCGGGGTGCGCTTCGCGAGCATCACCTCCTCGAAGGTGCGCGGGCCGGAGGGCGCGGAGGTGGGGTCGCCGCCGGCGAGGACCTCGTCGTAGGAGCGGGGGCGGGCCGCCAGGACCTCCTCGAAGGTGCGGGCGCGGCCGGTGAGGCGCAGCTCCTCCACCGTGCCGTCTGTGCGGATGAAGTCGATGTTCTTGGCGAGCGTGATGCGCGCCGTGGGGATGCAGGGATTATCGACCAAGGAAAGCTCGGTGACGACTGGCGTATACCGCGTCGCGCCGGTCTCTTCGTCTTTCCACTTCCGGCCGTAGCCACCACCAACCGAAAATCCGGTAAACACCCCCTCCAATACTTTCTTCCACTCCTGGTCATCCACGACCTTGGCGACGACGTCGATGGCCTTGTCGGCATCGTTGAAGGTCAAATCGATGACCTTGCCGGCGACCTTTTTCGGGTCGTGCATGACCCGAAGATTTCCGCGCGACAGGCCGCCGGTCGCTTCCTCGAAGCCCTTCGACCACTTCTCGAAGGCGGGCTTCGCGGTGGCGTAGTCGATGATCTCGTTGGTGCGGTCCACGACCTCTTGGACGGCACGGCCGTACACAAGGCGCTGGGCCTCATCGATCTTGGAGAGGGGGATGATGAAGTCGTGCATCCTGCGCTTCCTTCTTCCTGGCGGCGATCGTGGCCAATCTCTTCGCCAGAACTTCCGCCGGGATTTTCCTGCCCTTGAGCTTCGCCGCGATCTTCGCGCGCTGCTCGACGCTGATCTCGCGGCCGCGGTGGATCTCCGAAATCTTCCGCTTCCACTCGTCGCTTTTCGGTTTGCCTCGCCGGGCCCGCGATAGCTTTGCCTTCGTCTCCGGGTTGGCTTTTCGCCCGCGGAGCTTCTCCGCGATCCGCTCACGCATTTCCTGAGGGATCACGGCCCCCAGTCGATATGCGTTGCCGCGCTTCTGATCTGCGATCTTCGCGACGGCCTCGGGCGGCATCTTGGCCCCGCGGCGCGTCCCCGCCACAGGGCAGGCGTTGTAAAGGCTGGCGCCTTTCGCCAGGTCGTCCATGTGGCGCTGCTCAGCGGCGAGAAGGGTGGCGTCCTCAGAGGCGCAGATTTCGAGCGCCTCGATGGAGAAGGCGCCCTCACCGTGCTTCACCCACGACGCCTGGAGGGCGGGGTTTCGGTGCTTCCCGGCCCGCAGGAGGCGGCGATGTTCAACCACTCGTTTCCGCAGGCAGAGCGCGCTTCCGACGTAGACCTTCCCGCTGACCGTGTTCCGGATCAGGTAGATGCCGCTCTCGCGCGGCATGGTGTGCCACATATCCATGTGATCTTATACCGCCTGAAGTGGCGGCCGGCACACCTCTCAGGCTTCGCGATCGCGGTTGCGGTAGTGGTCGCGGGTCATGAGGTAGGTGCCGCCGGCGGCGGCTCCCGAGCTCAGGGTGGCGCGCTGGCTGCCGATGGCGGTGCCGGCGGCGCGGGCGCCGTGGCGGACCTTGGCGGCGGTGCGCTTGGTCCCGCCCATGGCGCGCCAGGCGGAGCCGATCTTGCGGCCGGTCCAGCGCATGGCGCGCTGGCCGGTCTGGGTCTCGGTGACCAGCGGCAGGGCCAGGGAGGCGGCGCTCAGCGCCACGCCCCAGGACTTGCGCAGCCCCTCGCGACGTTCCCGCTCGCGGATTCGCCGCTGACCCGCTGCAGTGAAGGCGTCGCCGCTGAACACGGCGCGCGTATCCGACCAACCCTGGCGAAGGCTCTGCTTCACCTTCGGCCAGCCGCCGCCCTCGTTGAATTTGTCGCGAAGCACGCCGGCCCCGTAGCCGCCGGTCCCGGCCATGGCGATGGTCGCCACGTCCTTGCCAATGGCGCGACCACGCTTGATGCCGGCGATCCGCGCCTCGGCTTCGGCCATGCCGCGCTTGCCGTGGCGGCGCGCCGACCAGCCGGCGATTTCACCGCCGTATTCGGCTCCGATCTGGCCGCCAAGGTTGCGCCAGCCCTTCGCGCCCTCCCATGCCCCGGTCAACAGGGCTCGGGCTGCCCGCTGGCGAACTTCGTTCTTCGCCAGCCCGCCCTGGGGCACGACCTTGGCCATGCGGGCCATGCCGGAGCCCTGCAGGCGGCCGATGCGGCCGACCATGCGGCCGACCAGGTGGGCGGGCAGGCTCTGGGGCTGGAAGGAGCCCGCGGCGGACGCGGCCGCAACCACGTCCGCCAGGCGAAGGACCGCCGCGAGCCGGCGGCCGGTGCGCGCGCGGTCCATCCGCCTCAGTCCTCGCTCTTGCGGCGGCGAACGGGCGACTGCAGTTCGAAGTTGCGATACGCGCCATATCCCGCGGCGCCGGTCATGCCAGCGGAGGCGGCCACGAGGGCCGTGTTCGTCGCCCTGCGAACGGCGCGCTCGCGACGCCAATTGAATTCGCTGCGCGCGTTCTCGGCGCCGCGCCGCGCGTCACGGCCACGCATGGTCGCACCGTGCTCCAGCTCCATTCGCTCGCCGAAACCACGCTGCGCGCGCGCAGCCTCGACCCCGCGCTGATGGCGGGCAGCGGATGCCGGCATGCCTCTCGTGGCACGCTCATAGGCATACTCGGTGGCGCGCCCGGTCGCTGCCTTCCGTTCGGCAATGCCGCCAGCACGGGCGCTCCGCGCCCCCGCCATCATCGCGCGCGTGCCAGCCTTCCGACCAATGCCAATCGCGTTCCCCGCACGCATCGCGAGCCCACTGAGCATCCCCTTCTCCAGCCGGTCCTTCGCCTTCGCGGTCTGGCTCTTCACCAAATCCTGCAGTTCGGCGTCGACCGACTTCGCCAGCGCGGCGTTGCCCTGCTCGACCTTCGGCGCCGCGGCGGCCTTCGGCGCGGCCGCCTTCGCCAGGATCTCGTGCACCATGCGCGCGATCGGCTCGACCGGCGTGGCCGGCGTCTCGCCGCGCTCCGCCGCCGCCACGAAGACCCGCACGGCCTGCTGCGCCTTCAGCAGCGCCGCGCCGCGCTTCTCGGGAAGCTCGTCGGTGATGGCCTTGAGGAGGGGCGCCATCGCCTCCTCCCCCAGGCCGGAGATCGTGGTGAAGTCCATGGTCGGGGCTCCTCTTGTGTCGGATCAGGCGGCTTCGGCGACGAACCGGCCAGCGCCGGGCTTCGGGATCAGCCGCAGGCCGAAGCTGCAGCGGCAGTTGTGGTTGACGATGCCGTTTGCGATGTACAATCGGCTATCGGTTTCGAGGTTGAAGACATGCCCACGCCACGGAAAACGGGTGACGAGAACCACATCATCGAGCTCTACCGTCGAGGCCTGCGCCTCGAGGACGTCGCCCGGGAGGCTCGCACCTCGCCCAATCGGGCCTCGCGGATCCTGCGTGAGGCCGGCGTTATCCGGACCACCTGGGACACCCGCCAGCGCTGGCAGCCGCCAGAGATCAGCGCGTTCCTCGCCGCGTACGACGGCAGCCAGTCGGTCAAGAGCCTCGCGGACCAGCACGGGGTCTCGCGCCAAGTCATCGGACGCGTCCTCGCCGAACATGGCCGCGCTCTTCGAACACGCGGTGAGGCCGAGCGGCTCAAATGGCGCCAGATGAGCCAGAGCGCCCGCGAACGACAGGTAGGCGCCGCGCACGCTGCCGTCCGCGGCACGAAGAGGGGCCCCGAGTACCTCGCGAAGCAAGCCGCCGCGGCGGCAATCCGCCTCCACAAGCAGTCCCCGAAGGAGCGCCAGATCGCCGGCTGGCTCGCCCGCCGCGACGTGCTGGTGACCGCGCAGCTCCCCATCGGGAAGTACAATGCGGACTTGGCCGTGCATCCCCTCGTGGTGGAAATCCACAGCGCGACATACCTGCAGCCGAGCAAGCCCAGTCAGGTTCAGCGCGTCATAGATATCCTCGATGCGGGGTGGAGCATGCTGGTCATCGTCGACAGCACGGTTCCACTCGTCCGCGGCGCTGCGGACTACGCGGTCGCCTTCCTGGAGGAACTGCGCCGCCACCCAGCCCCGGTCGGTGAGTATCGGGTGATTGATGGTGCAGGCGAGCTCCGCTCCGCGGCGCGTCTGGATACGGATGGCCTCACCGTCATATTCGCGGCGGCTAACCGCTCGAATGTTGGGCGCCACTACCCGCGCGCCCGGTAGCAGGCAGTTCACCACCTGGTGCGCTACCGCCTTGTCGTCGTGCGGCCAGCGGATCTGCTCGAGCGCCCCGGTGGTCGGGTTGCGGTAGGTGAAGGGCTCGTCGAGCCCCTGGACCACCTTCCCGTCGAGTTCGCGGTGCGCGTCGCGCGTGCGGTCGTCCTTGGTGGCGATCCAGACCTTCTCGACGGTCATGTCGGGCATGGACAGCAGCGCCACGCGGGCGGTCTCCACCATGCCGGTGTTCGCGCCGCGCAGCGCCTCGGTGCGGGCGATGGTCATGGCGCGATAGGCCAGGGCGCGGCGGTGGTAGGAGCCGACGTAGCGCTCGATGTCCTCGGCCGAGAGGGGCGTGTTCGTGTCGATGGCGCGGGTGATCGGGCCGTCGTGGCGGCGATCGCGCAGCGCGCGGGTCAGCACGCGGGGGTCGAGGGTCTCCAGCTGGCGGCGGTAGGACGCCACCCAGTCGTTCTGGCCCGGACTGAGGCCAATGGAATCGCGCAGGCGGCGCGCCTGCTCTTCCACGGGCAGGCCCATCTGGGCGCCGGCGATGATGGCGGCGCGGATGGCGTCCCGGCTCTCGGCCGAGATCGCCCGGATGCGCCCCAGCGAGTACTGCTCGAGGCGGCGCTGCACCTCCGGGTTGCGGCGCTCGAAGCTGAAGGCCAGCACCCGGTCGGGGTCGGACACGCCGGGCAGGCCGCCCACGTCGGGCGGGATCTGGGCGGAGCGCACGCCGGCGAGCATGGCATCCTCGAGGGGCTTGGTCAGGGCCTCTGCAATGGCCGCCTCATCGCCCAGGCGCCGCGGCTGCTCCAGCCAGAGTCGAAAGAGCGCGGCGAGGCGGCGCGCCAGCGAACGCTCGGCCTCCGAGGTCGCGGGGGGCGAAGGCACAGGGGAGGCGGCAGCTTCGTCGGGCTCAAGGTCACGCGGCCAGGATCCATCGTCGGGGGAATCGGTGGGGTCAGTCGGGGCAGCTTTCCTAAGCCGCGGGCGCAGAAGATTGCGGGCGATGCGCCACGCCGTCTCGGTCGGCCGATAGGTCGAGCTGTAGGCCTCCGGGTGCACCGTGCGGTTCACGGCATCCCGGGTCAGGCCGACATCGGCATCACGCGGCGGACGGTTGTTGCCGACGCGCGATGCGAAGAAGTCCATCCGGTGGGCGTAGTTCTGCGCCGTCTCGTTCGGCGGCAGGCGCAGTCGCCCGCGCAGGACAGACTCCCTTCGCCCCTGATCGACCGCGTGGATCGCCATGCGGTGCGAGTCGGCCATCTGCAGGTCGGCGCGAGAGAGGGGGCGCTCGTTCGGGTGGGAATGGGTCAGGAACAGCGGGCGCTTGCCGGTACGGTGCCGCTCCTCGATCGGATTGTAGACCACCATGTTCTGGCTGCCGCCGATGGCAAGGAACTGCCGCTCCCCAGGGAACACAACCGCCCCATGCTCGCGCGCCGGATCAAGGCGGGCCATCTGCCGGGTGTACTTCCAGGCATCCCGGTTGC